TTTAAAATTAAAACTCGCCATCTAAAAGACTATTCGGTACCTACTGAAAAGTTTTCAAATACGGCCGTTAATAGTAAAAAATGACCCAATATGTCCGTGCGATTAATATTGCCATCAATCCAAGTATCATATATAATAGTGTGAATTAATTATTTGAAAGGTTTTACCAGTGAAAAACATATATTTTCTTTCAGGACTTCCACGTTCTGGTTCAACAGTATTGGCTGCTATTCTTAGCCAAAATCCAAGCATTCATGCCACATCCACTTCTAATCTTTTAGATACCCTAGTAGGTACTCTAAGAGCATGGGCTGACAGTTTGACCACTAAAGCTCAAACGGATCAGAAAAAAGAAGAAGAAAAGATTCAGCATGTTTTAAATAACATCTGTAAAACTCAATACCATGATATTGATAAACCCATCATTCTTGACAAAGCTAGAGGTTGGGCAGATGATACCAACATGCGTACTATGTCTAAAGTTCTTGGCCATAAACCTAAAATTATTGCCACAGTTCGTAATGTAGAAGATTGTGCCGCTTCTTTTGTTCGTGTGGCTAAACCAAAAGATTTAGATCATTTTTTACTCAAAGATGATTTAATTAAACACCTCAAAGAATCATACCAAACATTTGAAAAAGGATATTCATTTGCACCTGAATGCTTTTTAATCATTGACTATGATGATCTGATGAATGATCCGCAAAAAGAATTAAAACGAGTTCATGAGTTTTTAGAATTACCGGATTTTGAATATGATTTAAATACCATTGACGGTACCAATCTGCAAGAAAAAGATGAAGAAGTTTGGGAAGTAAAAGGCCTTCACGATATTAAACCAAAATTAGGTTATCAACACAAAGAAGATTCTAAAGATGTATTGAAACATCGTTATTATGAATTCTTACAACCAAGATTTTGGTTAGGTGAAAAAGTCAATCCAAATAAACCAATACATGACCTTGATCTACAGTTGGCTGCCGGTCTAATGGGTGACTTCAAAGAAGGTTGGAGATTAGCTCAAAAGATTGAACAAGAAGAACCATGGAATAATCGTGCAGCCTTTAATCGTGGTTGGTATCTCATGCAACATGGTAAACTTTTAGAAGGTGAAAAACTATTGTTCCGTGGCCGTGATGAAAGTGTTTTTGGTAATGAACCTCCTAGGTCTCCAATGCCAATGTGGGATGGCAAATCAAAAGGTACCGTACTATTAAATCTAGAAGGTGGATTAGGTGACCAGATACACGGAGTTCGTTACGCAAGGGATATTGCAAAGATTGCTGGTGAAGTGATTGTGGCGTGTTCTGGTTCGTTGGCGACACTATTCCGTGATGTAGAAGGAGTTGTTGCGGTTTGCCAGAGTGATGCCGTATATGGGGTAGTTCATGATTATTGGGCACCATCGATGTCCACGATACCTATTCTAGGTTACGAATACAAGGATATATCAGGAAAACCATACATAAATAAACCGTTAGTAGAACCACATAAAGGTTTGAGAATCGGTCTACGGTGGCAAGGTAATCCACAGTTCGAACATGAACAACATCGGATCTTTCCACCAACTAAACTATTTAATGCCGTAGAAGATGTAGATGCAGAATTTATATCACTGCAACGAGATGAAGGTTCTCAATACAAACCATATTGGGTTAAAGAAGTACCACTAGGTCATTGGGAACAAACACGAATGGCAGTAGCTAGTTGTGATCTAGTTATCACATCATGTACCTCTGTTGCACATCTCTGTGGTGCCATGGGAATACCAACATGGATTGTAGTACCTATATTACCATACTATTTGTGGGCTCCACCAGGAAACACAACAGTCTGGTATGATTCGGTGAAGCTGTATCGCCAAGAAGTATTTGGAGAATGGTCTGCTCCATTTGATCAGATCAAAGTTGATTTACAAAATTTTAAAAAGTAATAGGAGATAGTAATGCCAACAAGATCAGGTTATAATGTTCGAGTTCAGAATGGTCAAGTAACAGATTGCTGGGATACACCAGCACCAGAAGGTCAATCCGGTTGGAGTGCAGCCGTAGAGATTACTCCAGACCTCACACCTAACCGTGAAATTCTTACAACACATACATTTGATATTACCAAAAATCCAATTGAGATTGTTTGGGGTAAACGTGAGTTGTCAGTTGATGAGCGTAAAGGTTCTTTAATTGGTCAAGCTGAATTTGAAGTAATGCGTTTAGAAAACCAATTGCAAATGAAGCGTAATATGCCAGAGTTTGCTGATCAAATCTCTACACTCGAAGCTGAGATTGAAGCCGCCAAGTCAACTAGAGATGCTCGTGTTATTCAAGTTAATGCAGCCGTTACACATGAGGATGTTGACGCACTAATGTAATTTTTTGAAAGTTTGTTATGAATTCTTTGTTTTTTTCGTATAATATGGATGTAGATAAGGCTTACATCATTCGGGTTAAAGATAATAAAAAATCTGAAGATGTGGCCTTACGATGTGCCGAATCATGTGAAAAGGTTAAAATGCCTTTTGAATATTGGGATGCCTATGATGGTTATTCTCGGCGCATCAAAGAGCCGGAACATTCCAAAAATAGTTCAGTAATGAAAATGATGAAAATCACCGATCATTACTTAACGAGAGGTGAAGTGGCTTGTGCATTATCTCATATTTCTTTGTGGGCTAAGTGTATTGAGATAGACCAACCAATTGTTATTTTAGAACATGATTCGATTATGGTTCAACCATATCTCACTCATACCGTTTTTAATTCAATCGCATATCTAGGTAATAACGAACAGGTCAACGGTGGTTGGCCGGTTCTACCAACACCTACTCATGCATCAGAAGGACCAAACTATCATTTTATTTGTAGGGCTCATGCATATGCCATTGATCCTGCTGTGGCAAAAAATATGATTTCTCATGTAATTAAATTTGGCATCTGTGCACCACTTGATATTATAGTTCGTGCTGACATATTTCCAATTCATCAGATGGGTATCTACGCCTATGATGTTAAAGAAAGAGAAGAAGATGGCAACCTCAAAACCACCACACTTGGCCGACCACTAGAAGGCCGTTCTACAATTCGTAATGATAGATTAGAAACATGAAATATACTGTAAGGTTTCACTAAGTGATGATCTGCCAGAAGAAAATATACCGCAAACCAAAGAAATGTTTTTAAGTAATCTAAATGAGTTTGAACCTAAAGGTGTTGTTGAGTTTATTAATAAAAAATCATTTGATGGATTGATTGACTTATATAACCGTGGTGTTAAAGCCGATTTCATTTATGTTGATGGTGACCATCGAGCACCAGGTGTATTACAAGATTGTGTTTTAGGATTTGAATTGTTGAATAAAGGTGGTGTAATGTTATTTGATGACAGTATGGTATGGAGAAAAGATAACAACCCATGTAACTCACCTAAAATGGCAGTAGATAATTTCATGCAATGCTATTGGAATAAATTAGAAATATTTGAGTTACCTAGTGGTTATCAATCGGCTATTTGTAAATTATGATTCATGTTGTATTAAGGACTTGTAATAAAACTTCTCTACAGTCCGATAGAATAGTAAATAAATCTGAATGTATTCTTCGGTGTTTAAATTCAATTATCACCAATCTTAAAGATATACCAGAAAAATCATTACACATTATTGATGATAACTCTGTTGCTGAATTTCAGGACATACTTAAAAAACTGATTCAACCACACGATTTTGTCACAATCAATTTTTTACCACCAAGAAATCAAGAAGGATTATCACCTAAGAAAAAATCTAGGCACTCAGTTCAAGTAGCCTACGAATACATCTACAATTTACCTGATGATGATTTGGTGTACATTGTAGAAGATGACTATCTACATTTTTCTGGTGCCATAGGAGAAATGATTGAATCGTGGACATATCTTTCATCGGTTACTGGATTAGAAATAGGTATTTTTCCACAAGATTTCAATCAGTTATATTATCATCCAAACCATCCATACAATGACACTTACTTTAGACCTTGTTTGATTGTTCCTACACAGCATAGATATTATAGAACAACATGGTTTACACAAGAATCATTTATGATTCAAGCCAAGATATTTAAAAAGTATAAAGAACACTTTGATAAGTTATTAATTATTGGTGAAGAAGAACATCATTGGGAAGGTAACACGATATCCACGGTGTGGAATAAACCAGAATTTAAAATGTTCATGCCAATGGGTTCACTCGTGGTACATATGTCAAACAAAATGGACATACCGTTTTATATAACGAAAGATACCGTAATTAAATTATGGGAAGAAAACAAAACATACTGGTCGTTGGAACAGGATTCTCAGGTTCAGTTATAACCAGAGAACTGGCCAATCATGGTTATAATATTACCATAATTGACCAAAGAGGCCATATTGGTGGCAACTGTTATGATGAGATGATAGGTGGTGTTCTAGTACATCGTTACGGACCGCACATCCTACACACAAATAACAGTAGAGTAATTGAATGGTTGTCCCAATACACCGAGTGGGTACCATATCAACATAAAGTCAAAGCATACCACAAAGGCCAATATTTAACTTTACCACCTAATTTGGAAACACAAAAAATATTGGGTGATAAATTGTTTGAAACTCTGTATGTGCCTTATTCTAAAAAGATGTGGGGCTTGCCAACCGATAAGATTGATAGTAGTATATTAAACCGTATCAAACTAAGAAATGATTTAAACGAATTATATTTTCCAAATGATGAATACCAATGTCTACCCAAAGGTGGTTATAATAAACTATTTGGAAATATATTAAACCATTCAAATATAAAAATAAAATTAAACACCAAGTTTTCTAAAGAAATGGAAACTGAATATGATTTTGTTTTTAATTCAATGGCAATAGATGAGTATTATGATTACTGTCATGGTGAATTACCATATCGATCAATTAAGTTTCATTTTACCAAAAAATCTTACTTTGATATGCCAACATCGGTAGTTAATTTTACGGATGATGGACCATATACACGCATCACAAAATGGGAATTGTTTCCTGAACATGGATTCGGTGAGAGATATACATTAGAAGAACCTTGTGATTATCGAGATAATAATTATGAACGATATTATCCAGTCAAAGATTCAGAAGGTTTAAATCGAGCAATATATAATAAGTATAAGGACATAAAAAACGACAAGGTCCAGTTTATTGGTAGATGTGGATTGTATGTTTATATTGATATGGATATGGCAATCAGTTCATCATTGGCAATCGTTGATAATTTTATTAAGGAACAAATATGAAAAAGATTTTAATTATGGGTTTACCTGGTGCCGGTAAAACATTTTTGGCAGAAGCATTAAAAAAATACCTAGAAAAACATGCTGAGCGAGCCGATTATGGTGAAATGTTACCCATCACAGGATTTAGTGCTCAAGTAACTTGGTTCAATGCTGATGATGTTCGTAAGAAATTCAACGATTGGGATTTCTCTAAAGAAGGACGTATTCGGCAATCATTAAGAATGGCACAGTTTGCATTTGAAGCTGGTGGTGATTATGTTATCTGTGATTTCGTGGCACCTATTCCAGAAATGAGAAACAATTTCAAAGCTGATTGGACAATTTGGGTTGATACAATTGAAGCTGGTCGTTATGAAGATACGAATAAAATGTTTGTGCCACCAGAAGTATATGACTTCCGTGTGACAGAACAAAATGCAGAGAAATGGGCTGAGTTTATTGGTAACCATATTATTGAAAATCGTAGGCGGCCTGTGTTTGACTGGAAGAAAGAAACAGTTCAAATGTTAGGTCGTTGGCAACCATGGCATGAAGGTCACCGAGCGTTGTTTGACCGAGCCATTGCCAAAACTGGTCAAGTAGTCATTCAAATTCGAGATTGCCAAGGATGGCAAGGTTCTAATCCGTTTGCCATTGAACAGGTTAAATCGTATATCCGTAGAGATTTAGATCCAATCTATCAAGGCCAATACGAGATTCAAGTGGTACCCAATATCGTCAATATCACCTATGGTCGTGATGTGGGATACAAAATCGAACAAGAAACCTTTGACAAATTAATCACCGACATCTCAGCCACCAAGATTCGTAAACAAATGGGAGTCTAACCAAATGTGGATGATTTATAAATATAGTATAAATCACCCATATTTTAGGATAGGCTCAAATGACCACGAAAATTCTTGGAACTCAAATCACCGCTGGAACAATTGAAACTACACAATTAAGTAATACAGCAACAGCAACTCTTGTTAAAACACTAGCGCCTAAAGTTTTATATGCCAACGTGGCCAGTAATACCTTTACAGTATTAGATGATACAGCGGTTAACGTAGGTGGTGGTTACATTGTGGTTACTGGTGCCGAATTCCAATCTGGGGCCACCGTATTAATTGACACAACTCCTGCTTCAGCCGTTACATACGTAAATTCTACAACTTTACAAGTTCAAGTTCCAACAAAATCAGCGGCATCTTATAATCTTTATGTGGTTAATCCTGATGGTGGTGTGGGCATTAAAGTTAACGGAGTAACATATAGTTCCGATCCAACTTGGGTTACCTCAAGTCCTTTATCAAATCAAACCGCCAATACAGCCTTTAATGTTACTCTTAGTGCTACTGGTGCTACCTCATATTCCGTAGCAGCAGGCTCCACATTACCAGCTGGTACCACACTAGCAGCCAATGGATTCAAGTAACAGTAACGATCCAAGGAATTGATACACCAGGATTTTTGTATACATGGGGCGCTGTGGGGACTGCAGGTAGCCAGCCAACGGGTGTGATCAATGGACAGGCAACTACTCCGCAAAAAAATGGATCAGAAACATGGTCCAAAATATCTGCCGGGTCCGGGTCAAGTAAAGGTATTAAAACCGATGGCACCTTATGGACATGGGGAAAAAATGTGTTGGGTGAATCAGGAGGTGCAAATGCCGTTGACAGTCCAATACAAATAGGATCAGCGAACAATTGGTCGCTGGTGGATGGCAGGGGGTATTCTGCTGCAGCCATCAAAACCGATGGTACATTGTGGACTTGGGGATATAATAATAGGGGTCAATTAGGCCTTAATGGTACAAGTAATCAAAACTTTCCACAACAGGTGGGAACAAATACTAATTGGCAAAGTGTAACATTCACAGGGTTGGACCTTGAGGCAGCGTTTGCAATCAAAACTGATGGCACACTATGGGCATGGGGAGATAACGAATACGGCATATTAGGACTCAATGATAAAGTTTATAGATCCAGTCCAGTACAGGTAGGAACGAATACAAATTGGAGCAAACTTGCTATTGGAACGATTGGAGCTATCAAAACAGATGGTACCTTATGGTTGTGGGGCAGGGGTCATTATGGTCGATTAGGAATTGGTGACTCAATTTATAGATCAAGTCCAGTACAAGTAGGAGCAGATACAAATTGGAGCATGGTAGTTGGTACTCGATATGCTGCAATGGCAGCTATCAAAACAAACGGTACTCTATGGACATGGGGCAGGCAAACAAGAGGTGTATCAGGTCGTGTTAGTGCCGGTTTATCCGGTGAAACAAACTCGCCAACCCAAGTAGGATCAGCAACCGATTGGAGTCGAATAAGTGCGGGCCAGCAAAATTTTATGATGGCCATTAAAACCAATGGTACCTTATGGTTGTGGGGAGATAACCAATATTATCAATTAGGCACAGGTGATGGAGGTCTTAATGTGGCAAATAGATCCAGTCCAACACAAATAGGATCAGCGACCAAATGGACTACAGTAAGTGCTGGCCGGTTTCATAGTTTGGCTATATCTAATATTTAATTTTAATTAATTCTGCGATTAGAGAATAAAACAATAAAAACCTATCGAATTTTAAAAATGGCTATTGACCAGCAAGGTATAAATACCTTAATATAGGAGATTATTATGCCGGCTGTAACAGATAGACAAACATTTAAAGATTATTGCCTACGTAGATTAGGTTTTCCCGTCATTGATATTAACGTGGATGAGGATCAAATCGAAGATCGAATTGATGATGCCCTTCAATACTGGCAAGATTACCATTTTGATGGACTTCAAAAATTTTATTATGTCAAAGCAATAACTCAAAGTGATATTGACCAAAAATACATTGATTTAAGTAATGTTCAAGATAGTTCCAATAATAAATTAGATATTGTTGGTATCTCTCGTATATTCCCTATTCAAGATTCTCAAGCGTCCATTAGTATGTTTGACCTAAGATATCAATTACGATTAAATGAACTCTATGATTTTACCTCTGCATCATATGTTAACTATACATTAACACTACAACATCTACGTTCATTAGAACTTATGTTTTCGGGTGAAGTACCAATTCGTTTTCAACGTCATATGCAAAAACTGTACATTGATTGGGCATGGGGATCATCACAGGCACCTAAAATTGTTGTTGCTGAGTGTTATGCTAACATTGACCCTACTGTTTATAACAGAGTATGGAATGACCGTTGGATGAAAGAATATACTACGGCGTTAATCAAAAGAACATGGGGTAATAATTTAAAGAAGTTTAATAATCTACAGTTGCCTGGTGGTGTAACACTAAACGGCGATAAAATCTATGAAGAAGCCGTTGGTGAAATTGAAAAGTTGGAAACCGAAATGCAAAACGAATATGGTGCACCATTAGAATGGTTTATGAATTAACATGGCAACTTCAGTTTATTTTAACAACTATAACTCTGTAGCCGAACAACGAGTTTTAGAGGATCTAATTGTTGAGTCCATAAAAATTATGGGCTTTGATGGTTATTATCTACCAAACGATAACGATATTGCTCGTGATTTATTGTTTGGTGAAGATCCAGTTAAAAAATTTCAATCAGCATTTCCATTAGAACTTTATCTTTCCAATTCATTAGACTATGATGGTGAAAAAGAATTCTTCTCTAAGTTTGGTTTAGAAATTAAAAATAATGTTAATGTAATTGTTTCTAAAAGGTCATTTTCACAAAGAGTTCCACAAAATGTATTTCAAAGACCTCGTGAAGGTGATTTGATTTATGTTCCTTTTTTAAATGGTACAGGTGAATTGTATGAAATTAAATTTGCAGACCAAGATAAAGATTTTCATACATTAGGTAGACGTGTGCCATATTTCTATGAATTACAATTAGAGAAATTTAAATTCTCACATGAGCTTATTAGCACAGGTGTTCAAGAGATTGATGATGCTGGAACATTTTCTTCTTACACCATTCAACTCAATGTTGCTACCGGTACAGGTACATATCAAAATAAAGAAATTGTTTATCAAGCACTTGATAGTACAACAGAAATATTATTGGTGCATCAAGTAATGCTAGTTATCTTTTGGCCAATTTTGATCCATTAAAAGATAACAACAGAGATGAATCAAGTGATAACTACATTATCGAAAATCAAGCCAATTCTATTATTGATTTTTCTGAAACCAATCCGTTTGGAAGTATATAATGGCCAATACTTTTTATAATCGAATCATACGAAAACTGGTTATTGGTTTTGGTAATATGTTTAATGACATTACTTTGGTTCGTTACAATCCTAATTTGACTGAAGCAGAACGATTAATTGTTCCTATTATTTACGGACCAAAAGAGTTATATGTTTTTCGTAACGAAGAAGATTCATTATTGGATAAAAAAGTTCAAGTAACACTACCAAGAATGTCATTTGAAATGACCGGTTTTACATACGATGCTTCTAGAAAATTAAACACCAATTTTAAAAATTTTGCACAAACAAATACTGGTTTAGTATCACAATATAATCCTGTACCATATAATTTTGATTTTAACCTTTACATTTATGTAAGAAACATTGAAGATGGTACGCAAATTATCGAACATATTCTTCCTTACTTTACACCAGATTATACAATCAAATTAAATTTAATACCTGAAATGGGTATTGTTAAAGAAGTTCCAATAATTTTAAATTCAACTTCACAAGATATAGATTATGAAGGTGATTATTCTAGAGGTACCAGAAACATTATTTGGACACTAAACTTTACGGTCAAAGGATTTATATTTGGTAAGATTAATGATTCATCTAGTGGTTTGATTACACATTCAATTACATCCGTTTTAAACAAAATTGGACCAGAGGATGTTGTTCTCTTTAATATGAATGCAAATTCTGGTTTTGGAAATTACCAAGTAGGTGAAATTGTATATCAAGGATACTCAGCCGGCACAGCAACTGCCACCGGAAAAGTTATAATCTGGAACAATAATACATTACACCTAACAAACATTAATGGAAATTTTGTTTCGAGTATACCTATTCGATCAACCAGTTCAAGTACAAATTACACATTTGCTTCGTATAGTCCGACACCAGAAACACTTGCAAGAATTAACGTTACGCCATCTCCAACCGATGCAAATGTCAATACACCACATATTATTAATTCGGAGATATCAGAGTTTCCAAATATCGTAAGTGGTGAGTTACCAGATAATTTTGCTGGTGATGCCATGCTTCAGGTTGGAGAAGATGACCTACATATACAACAACAGAAAACAACAGATTTACAGTAAAGGTAAACAAAATGCCACGTACACTACAATTTAAACGATACGGTTCAGAAACATTAGCCAATACAACTGGTGCCAATGGTGAATTAATTATTGACACCACTAATAATACACTAACAATTCATGATGGTGTAACTGTTGGCGGCAGGTCACTTGCAGCATCAAATACATTGAACACAAAATTATCAACCACAGGTGGTACTGTTGCTGGCAATTTGATTGTAACCAATACAATAACTTCTTCAAACATTGTTTCAAGTAACACAATCACTTCAAACAATTTAACAGTTACAGGCCTTTTTTCTGTTGATGGTGTTATATTACAACGGCATACACCAATACCTCTAACATCTAAAGGTGATCCAGGTGATAAAGCAGGATTTATTGCAATCGATAATGACAAAATATATCGTTGTGTAGAAAATTATACCAATGGAACTAATGACATTTGGCGATATATAAAT